AATAGGAATAATAACAGCAAGACCATCGGTTTTTTATCGCCGATGGTTTTGTTTTGTTTTACTTATTATAGCAAGAAGCAAGGGGTTTAAGAGCGATAGCAAGAAGCAGGGGCAAGGAGCAAGAGCAACAAGAAGCAAGGGAGCAAGAGCAACAAGAAGGAGCAACAAGAAGCAAGGGAGCAAGGAGCAAGGAGCAACAAGAGGCAAGGGCAACAAGAAGCAAGGGAGCAAGGAGCAACAAGAAGCAAGGGCAACAAGAAGCAAGGGAGCAAGGAGCAACAAGAAGCAAGGGAGAAGACTTAACCTCACTCACGCCCACCGCCCAGCCTTCTTTCTAAGAGAGATTAAGAGAGTATAAACCAGATTATACTCATAAAGTTTCTTTCCTATTTATTCCGTTTTCCTCAATAAATATAAGGGTTTCAAGGGATTTTCTTTTTCCTTGTCCCTAAAAATAAAGCGAAACGGGGGGGTAGGGATGTAAAATCCAACTTGTTCTCTTTTGATTTAATGCTCCCCTCACACTTTTTTTCCTCTCTCCCACTCCTTCCCACTTCTCTCCACTTTTCCACCCCTTGCTTTTTTCTGTTTTTATCCCCTTATATTATACTTAAAAAAAGCTCCCATCTCCTATTTTACTAAGAGACGGGAAGCTTGACGAGAGAGGTATCTTTATAATAGCACAAGTTTCTTTCTTTTGTCAAGGGCTTCTAGCTTCATTTTTTGCCGGAAACCACAATATTCACACTTGTAACCACCAACCGGAAACCACCACTCTTCTTCTCTGTTTTTTCTTAAAACCACTTCACAGTTTTTTCCACATTTAGGGCAACGAACTTCTCCAAGCTTCAACTCAAAATCTGGCTTTTTTTTCTTTTTTTCTTTTTGCTTTAGGTAATTAGAATAATCCCCCCACTGCTCATAAAAAAGCTGCCGAAAAAATTTCTTTCTTTCTCCTTTTTCTTTTGGTTCACTGTAGCTAATTGACATTATTTAAATTTTAAAACAGAACTATCCCACGAATGTTTTGTTCTGTCAAGCTGATAGGGAGACAGAGGAGCTTTATCTCTCGTGATTAGAAAGATTCAACTGAAAGATTTTAGCGAAGTTTTCTCTCTTCAATCTTTCCCAATAGAACTTAAAGCAACTTTAACTAGTTACCCGCTCCCTCAACATACGCCTTGCCTTGGCTGGAGGTCATTGGGAGTCTTTTGAATTGCCTCTATTGGTTTAGGTTCAGGCAATTAAGCTGTTCGGTATGACCGAGTCTGCTTGTATCGCTGGTCTTTTTTAACGACGGTTACCAGCCCTAGCTCTCCCGTCGATCGATTCAAATAAAAACTATCATACTTCTTTTATTTTGTCAAGTTGACTTCTTGTTTATTATGGTGTATAATGTCGAGCGAAGAAATGAAGACAAATTTAAAAGAAAAACCAGACGAGGCTTTGACTGCCAAGCAGCGGGCTTTTGTTGAATTGGAAAAACAGCGAATGGCTCACCCTAACCGAAAAGATAAGAATGGAAGAAAAATGAGTCGGATGACTTCTTTTTCTTTGGCTGGCTATTCTACGAAGGGAGTAAATCCAATAACTGATGCTTATCGATTAGCTAATAGTCCGGCTATTGCTCCAAAGTTGCAGAGTTTCTCTGCTCTTTTGTCTTCCACTCTTCCTCCGGAAAAGGTGGCTAAGACTATTAAGAACGATGTTTTGCAGAAGAAAGATGGGAGGTTAAGAGTTAAGGCTCGTGACCAATGGCTTAAGGCAACTGGAAACGAATCTCCCCAGCAATCTCAAAAAGAAGGTATTTGGGCTGTTTTGGCTCAATATTATAATGCTCCTAATGACCAAAGAAACGAAGGGAATCAATCATCAAAAAATTCAAAAAGCGATAGGGTTTCATCCCTTCCCAGCCCAGAAGAAGGTTCTGGAATCGACGGCTGATGAGAAAGTGATTGTCGCTGGGAGGCGATTTGGAAAGACTACTTTGATGGCTTATGAGTTATTGACTAACTTGTTGCAACCAGGAAAAATGGTTTGGTTGGTAGCTCCTAGTTATGAGCTGACTACCAATGCCTTAACCCAAACAATGATTTGGTTGAAGAAGCTGTTGGGAAGCGGGGGGTTTAAATATACCAGAAGACCTTATCCTTCTATCGAAACTTTTCACGGCTCAACCTTGAAAGGGAAAAGTGCTGACAACAGAGTTTCTTTGTTGGGAAGTGAGGTAGATTTTTTGGGGATTGACGAAGCGGCTCGTTTGGATAGAGACATTTATGAGCAGTATCTATTCCCGACCACCCAAGATAGACATGCTCAAACAATGTTCATTACTACTCCCAATGGAAAGAATTGGCTTTATGAGAGATGGTCGCAGGCTGGAGAGGGTCAATTTAGATTTGAATCTAGAGAAAGACCTTCCTTTTCTCCAGCTATGTGGGAAGCGGCTAAAAGGAAACTGCCTACTAGAATATTTAATCAAGAGTATCGGGCACTATTTATTGAGGGAGCGGCTTCGGTGTTTAATGAAGAAGATTTAGAGGCTATTACTAGTGAAAAAATTGACTCGGCAGCAGAAAGGGGGCATGATTATGTGATTGGAGTAGACCTTGCTCGTTTCCATGATTACACGGTGGTGACCATTGCTGACCGCTGGACTAATGAGGTGAAGAGGGTGGAGAAATGGGGCGAAACTGATTATCCTTTTCAAAAGAAAAAAATTAAGGCTTTGGCTGAAGAATATAATAATGCTGAAGTATATGTTGATAGTTCGGGAGTAGGTCGCCCAGTGTATGAAGACCTTTTCCAGGCTGGACTTTTTATTAAAGATTTCTCCCTTTCTCATCGTCGGAAGAATGCCTTGATTGAAAAGCTGACAATTATGATTGAGCAACATCAGATTACTCTTCTCAATCATGAAGACTTACAACAAGAGATGAGGTCATTTAGGGCTGATGTTACAGACTTTGGGAGGACAACTTATTCTGCCCCTCAAGGAATGCACGATGATTGCGTTATTAGTTTAGCTCTAGCTGTTTGGGGACTACAATCTGACGGAATGGAGGCTGGAGAAATAAGGAAGAAGGAAATTTTAAGAGCTCGAAAAGAAAGATACGAGGCAAGCCCCTCGGCAAAATATGCTCAATCTAGATTTATTTCTAATACAATATGAAACTTATTGAAGCTATAAAAGATTACGAGAGTAGAATACTTCCTTGTAATCCAGCCTTTGCCCCAACTATGCCCGAGGTAATCAGATTAATTGACCTTTATTGGAATTCTCGTTACCGAGGGGGAGATTATGACGAGAATGGAATGAGAAAGAGTTTCTTTAATGTTAGCCAAGGACCAACCTGGGTTAAAGCAAAAGAAACCGACATAGACTTGAAGGATATTGTTTTGAGACCGACCTCTTCCGCTTATCAGTCAAGAGTTTGGTTGCTTTCTGAAGAATTGAGAAACGAGCTTTTAGTTCAACACTGGAGCCAGTTTTTAAATTCGGTTGGATTTTCCCTTTCTAAAAATGGACACGTGGTAGTGAAGAAGACTAGAGACCTTTTGCCCAACCTTGTTCTTTTAAAAAACTTTCTTGTAGACCCAACTGCCACCCGCCTAGAAAAGGCAGCTTATGTTATAGAGAAATTTTTATTACTTCCTAGTGAATTTGCGTTACGCTTCCCAGAGGCAAGAATGCCTCAACCGGAAGTAAATGGTTATATTCCGATTTGGGAAATATATCAACCCAACAAAGAAGGAGGGTGGGATAAAACGATAGAAAGCAACAAGGAGGTTCTTGAGGGGTTAGTTTCTGTTTCGTCTTTGCCTTATCGGGAAACGGGGGATGAAGAAGTTCCTGGTCGCTGGATGCACCGAGGAACGGTAGAAAAACTTTTTGAAAATCAGATTGAAATAAATCGCATTGCTCAAAGCAAGAGGATGTCAATGGCCTGGGGAGAGAAACAATTATTTCAGACTGCTGACCCCAATGTAGTAGCTAGTTTGGTTCAGGAAGCAGTTAATGGAACGGTTGTTAAAACACGATCTCCGATTGACCGCATTGCTACTGAAGAGAGAAACCTTTCTGCCTATATGGCTGATGAGCAAAGATGGGATAGCAACACTCAAGAGAGGACATTTAATAGAGAGGTGGCTACTGGGGAACGCTTCCCTTCAGGAACTCGCTTGGGAACGGTGGCTATTCAGCAGGCAACAGTTGGTAGCTACTTTGATTTATTGAAAGAGAATTTTGGATTATTTATTAAGGGAATTATTCAAGATTGGGTTTTGCCGGAGTTGGTTAAGAAGCGGGGAAGCGAACACCTTTTGAGAATTTCTAAGGGGGGAAAAGAAGGAGAGAAGATTAATAGGCTAATAGTAGCTTCTCACCTTGAACAGGATGTAAGAGACTACTTGCGTCGCAATCATCGCCTTCCTCCAGCCCCCGTCTATCAGATGATGGAGCAATCGTTGACAAGGAAGGTTTCTGCGATGGAAGATAAATATGTTGACATTCCAGATAATTTGTATAGTAATCTAAATTATAAAGTAGAAGTTTCTGTAACAGGAGAAAGTCTTGATGCTGCTTCTCGGCTATCAGCTCTAAGGGGAGTGTTAGATTTGAGGAATGCTCAACCAGCTCTTCTAAATGACCCAGTGACCAAAAAGATTATTAGGGCAATGCTTGTGGAGGTTGGTCTTGACCCCGACTTAATGGAGCCAGGAGTAGAAGGAATGATACCTCAAGACATTTCTGAAATGAGTCAAGGGGGAACAATGCCCCGTCCAGCCACCTCCAATATGGTGGGGGCTGGTTCAACAGAACAAGTTTTATGATAAGCAAAAATAGCCAACAATTTATTACAGACAATAGTGATTCCCTAAAACAACTCTTTGGCGAGTTAGCTAGTGAAAAGCTAGAGGAGATAATGACCTTGGATGCTGGAGAAGAGAGGGACAGACAGATTGAATTTATTAAGGCTTTGCGAAAGTGGATTATTGTCTTAGAGCAATATGCTCCGAGAGATAAGGTCTCTTTCGATGAAAAAGCAATTTAAGAGGATAAAACCTCTCTAAAAAATAAAAGTGTCATTAAAGACAATAAAATAAATTATGTTTAACAAAACAAATGAGGATCCTTCTACCTCGCTAAAAGAAGGAGAAGACAAAACTTCACCAACAAATGAGAAAGTGGCAATCTCCGATGAAGATAAAATTTCGGGGAAAGAAGGAGAGTTAGACAAAGAAACTCTCTTAGCTCAAAAAGTTCATTACAGAGACAAAGCCCAAAAGGCAGAGGAGGAAAAAGAGAAGCTTCAGAAAGAGCTAGAGACTCTTCGGGAGCAAACACAATCTGTTTCAACAGAGAAGGAAACTGGTTCAGCAGAAAAAACGGGAACTAGTGATAATCTCTGGAAGCAGAGGGTTGATTTTCTCTTATCTCATCCTGGAAGCACTCAAGAGGAAGTAGAATTCTTGTCCACGGTTGCCCAAGGCACGGGGAAATCCCTCGCCTCTTTAGCAGAGGAAGGAACCATTAAGGAATTTCTATCTCTACAAAGACGGAAGGTCGAAGAGGAAAAGAAATCCCTAGATCCTTCGAGCCGGACTTCAGATTCTACTTTTCGTGACGAGCTTTCCAAGATGTCTAATGAAGAACTTAAAGAGCGTTATCCCGAGATTGTTCAAAGGATTGTGGCTCGAAAACAAGGCAAAGAAAAAATTTAAGAGTTAAAACATGGATTCTTTTCCAACAGGTATTTTAACAGAGACAGCTTTAGCCGAGGTTATCGGAGAAGTTTGGTCGCCGAGGATTAACGATATTTTTCGTGCAAATCTCCAGGCGGGTAATTTCTTCCTTGACTTAAGCGATGAGATGGCTGAAGGCGGAGACACCCTTCACATTCCCAACTTCCAAACCCTAGGGGCAGATACTCGAGGGACTGCAACTGATACCATTCCTCTTCAGGCTTTTGATATGGACGAAACTAATTTGTCCGTTGCCACCGAAAAAGTTTCGGCGGTAGCTATCTCTCGCCGAGAGGCAATTCAGATGCTTAATCGCTATGGAATGCAGGAACGTCTTATCAATGGTTTGGCGTATGCTATCAGAAAGGATTTGGACACTGCAATACTTGGTCTTTATTCAGGCATTGTGGCTGGCTATTCTGTCAACGATAGTAGTGCGGCAGTAGGAGATGCCGACATTCTTGAAGCAATTGGATTGTTAGCAAAGGGAGATATTCCCCTAGAAGAATGTGCTTTCTTCTTCTATCCCACTATTGTGTGGGGAGATTTGATGGGCATTTCGAAGTATTACGATGCTTCGAGCTTGGGAATTTCTCCTGGACCAGTGGCTAAAAGACCAGCGGCCAATAGCCCCGTCGGCTATCTTTACGGTATTCCTGTCTTCACTACAACCCAGGTTCCTATTACTTCTACGACTCATGTTCATAACCTATTAGCTCACAGAGAAGCGTTTGCTTACGCCCTCCAAGGCGGAGTAGATTTGCGGTCTACCTGGGAGCATAGCTACAATGCGAATCTTATTTCAGCTAGTAGCTTGTATGGTGTTATTGAAAACAGAGCTGGAGCGGCAGTAGAAATCTCGGCGGTTACCTAACCGCATCGTTTGCTGGTGGGGGAAATCCTCACCAGCAAACAGCAGAAACCTTAAGTAAAAAGTTTATGGAAAACAGAGAATTTTTAGTTAAGAAGGGGGACAAGACGAGTGTAGTTTCGGAAAAGATGGCTCGTCAGTTTGGAAGAAAGGTCGAGGTTCTGGGCGAAGTAAAAAGGACAATTGTTACCAATGGTTCAGAAAAGCTTTCCCCAGAAGAATTTTCTCATAAACATATCACCCATCAGAATGGTCCCGATGGAAAGCAGGGAGCAAGGGTGGTAGATAAAGGATTTAAAACTATTTATGACATTGACAAAAAAAGCAGACCAGGGGAGGCAAGAAGACCAGGAACAGCCACGTCAGAACATGTCATCCTCGAAAGAGGAAAAGAAATTCCCTTTCACGAGTGGGCTAAAAGACATACTATGGAAAGAGGAGAAGGATCTTCGGCAAGAGGTTATTAGAGATTTAAGGCACAAATGGTTTGCCGAGGGGCTTTCGGCTGATCTCACAGCTGATGTTTTAGAAGGTCAAAGATTGCTTGTTCCCGACACTAAGCAACTTGATAGCCAAATCACCGCCCTGCGAGGTATCTCTTTGCTAGTAGCCAAACAATTAAGTGCATTGACTAATTATGAACTCGAACACACGGAGATTTTTTAAAACTCAAAAGGCAATGACGGGGGACAGAAAGGGAGCAGACACGCTGTCTGACATAATGATAGCTAAGCGTCAAGGGCGATTACCCAAAAATGTCTTTTTTGAAGACAAAGGAAAACCTCGAGTAGATTTAGATAAAGCGGCACAATGGCTAAAAGACCATTAAAAGTTGTTGGACATGTATGTATTGGGCCAGGGGAAGGGAAGCGTTATTTGAAAGAAGTTCTTGAGGATAAGTCAAAGTTTTGTGATGTTATTATAGCAGTCGGAGATGGACCGATAGACACTGGAACAAAGAGAATTGCTCGTTCTTTCCCAAAGGTAAAATATTATCAGATTGAAGAGAGTTTATTTGGGACCAAACAATATGTTTTGAAACAGACAGCTCAACAATTGGCAGTCAAAGAAAATCCCGATTGGATTTTATCGTTTGACGCTGACGAGGTGTTTGAGAAAGCAATGACTCCAGAAGCATTTCGGGAACTTCTACAGGGAGAAGATTTGGCTTGGCAGGCACACTTTGTTCATCTTTACGGAGATAGGCACCATCATCGTTGTGATAAGTTTTGGCACCTCCAAAAGGTGCAACTATATCATTATAATCCTAAGTGGAGTTCACAATTTAAGAAGCAAGCGATGCATTGTGGCTCTGTCCCAATAGAATATCAACGATACTTTTCTGTCTTTCCTTTCTTAGTAGAACATCTTGGCTATCTTGACCCCAAAGACATTAACAGAAAGATTGAACGCTATGAGAAGTATGACCCCAATGGTGATTATACCGCTAAAGGGTATTACGATAGCATGCTAGAAGAACCAACGGTTTGTCTTTATGAACCAGACAAACTAAGACCACCAATGTCACATGGTCGGTGGGTGGAGTGGTCACCAGAAAAGAGAGAAAAAATGTATCTTTTTGGAAAGAATGATGGAAAGGAAGAAAAAACCTACCTAGTTAAAAACAGGTCGGGGCGAAGGGTTCAAGTCCCAGAGTCTCTTTTGGGAATCGCCAAAAGTCAAGGGGCAGAAGTAATCCAGTTGTTGGAGAGTCCGAGGACCTATTCACAAAGAGCAGAAATAGAAACAGCTCCTATTGTTGAATATCCAGAAAGACCAGGGGTGTTTATTTGTCCAATTTGCCACAAAGAATTTATTTCTCCAGGAAGGCTAAGAATGCATAGTTTACAAGCTCACGGGCAAGGCTACGGATTCTATCAAAAGGGGAAGAGAGTTAAAAATAAAAACAAGCCGATTAAAAATGAAGACTAAAACTCTTATTCTTGGAAATGGAGAAGTGGGGGCGGCTCTCTTCGAGGTTTTATCTAATGTCTACGAAACATATATTTGGGGGAAGAATAAAACCAAGGAGCACTTTGACATTATTCATATTTGTTTTCCATATAACGACCAATTTCTAGCAGAAGTCAAGAGGTATCAATCACTTTATTCTCCTCGTTATACAGTTATCCATAGCACCGTCCCAGTAGGAACTTCTAGAAAGGTGGGAGCTATCCACAGCCCAATTAGGGGGGTGCACCCTCATCTTGCCAAAAGCCTTCAGACCTTTGTTAAGTTTGTTGGAGGAGAGGGGGTGGACGAGGTGGCTGATTATTTTCGTCGGGCTGGGATAAGGGTTCACCTGTGTCGTAAGCCAGAAACTACTGAATTATTAAAACTAAATAGCACCGAAACTTATTTGAGAGAGATTAGGGCAGTTCAGAAGCTTGAAAAAATCTGCCAAAAATACGAAGTTCCCTTCTCGGAGGTTTATACTCTAGCTACAACAACCTACAATGAAGGGTATGAGAGGTTGGGCTTGTCCGAATATCACCGACCAATTCTTCAGCCCCTTCAGAAGGAGATAGGCGGACATTGCCTCCTTTCTAATCATCGGATAATAAAGAAATTTAATATAGCAAATTATGACAATTAGCGAGCTTTTTGATGATATTGACTTTTGGGTTGGTTCCAATACCACTTCTTATCCCCTAGCTGATAAGGTGAGGGGAATAAATGAATGGCAGGGACGGGTCAATTCTAGCATTTGGGAGACAACGGTTGGTTGGGAATACGATGATTCTAACAAAGAAACTTTGCCAATCGGCGAGGCAAACCTAGTGGCGGGACAGAAAGATTATACTTTGCCATCAACCGCCCAAAGATTGACAGCAGCTAGTGTTAAGGATGCGGCGGGAACTTGGGTGCCACTAATACCGATTGATGTGTCTGACTTGAATGTTGATTTAGAAGAGCTGGAGTCTAAAGATGGGCTTCCAAGATACTATGATTTAATGGGTAGCTCTTTGATTTTAAGACCAGCTCCTAGTAGCAGTGCTACTACTCTCTCGGGGGGATTGAGGGTATATCTTAGTCGAGAGGGAGATGATTTTGAGACTACTGATACTGACTCTACTCCAGGATTTAACAAAAACTTTCACCGAATATTGTCTGTTGGACCATCTTATGATTATGCGGTTGCCCACAATATGAGTGAAAAGATAGGAGATTTGAAGACGATGTTAGATGAAATGTTCTTTGGATTACAGGAATTTTACGGGGGTCGACACCGTGAAGAAACAGCAAGGATAAAAGTCAAAGCAAGTAATACAATTTAATTTATGGATAGTTCAACTTTAACCTCTGCCCAAATTAAAGCTCGAGCTGAAAGAGAAGCTCGGAGGGGCAGGGGCAGAGATGCTGATGGGAAAATTGTTTTCAGTAAAGAACAATTACTTCAAAGGAAGGCTCACTTTGAAGCAAAGATGAAGGATGGTGAGAAAAGAATTGACAACATTAAAAAAATTCTTAAGGAAATAGAGAGCCAATTAAAATAAAGGTCATTAATTGATTAAAATTAAACTAAAATTATGACTGACGTAATATTCAACAACTTCAAGAAGAACATTATGAACGGTGGGATTGACTTGGACACTGACGACATCTATGTAATGTTGGTGACGAGTGATTTCACTCCAGACGCTGACACAATGGAGTTCGTCAACGAAGTAACTAGTGAGGTTACGGGAACGGGATATACTGCTGCTGGACAAGCTTTGGATAACAAGGCGGTAACCGTTGATACAACTGATGACGAGGGCGTCTTTGACGCTGACGATGTTACTTGGAGTTCTTCAACCATTACTGCCCGAGGGGCAGTCATCTACAAGAAGGTTGAGAACACTACCGAATCGCCCCTTGTTGTCTATATTGACTTCACAGAAGACAAATCATCCAGCAACGGAGATTTTAAAATCGCCTGGAACGCAGAGGGGATATTGAACCTGAACTAGGTAGAGGAGAGTATGTGCCATAGTGCCCCTAAAGCTATCTTTGGGGGTGCTATGCCGCAGGATTTGATAAACTAAATATTCTTTAGAAGTTAAAAAATGACCAAAACTACTCGGAAAAATAAGTCTATTCAGGTTGCCACCCCTACTAGCCGAAGTGGCTTAATGCCGGAGTATGTCCTCTCGACAGTAGATGCGATGTTCTATCTGACGCAACACACCAAGATGGATGTCAAGTATAAGATATTTACTTCTGCTTTGACTATTCAAGGCAGAAATCACATTATGGAGAATTGCGATTCTGATTATCTGATAATGATTGATTCAGATATGGTTTTTAAAAGAGATGCTATCGAGCATTTGGTCAAACAAGATAAAGATGTTATCAGCGGAGTAGCTTACAAAAAAGCTCCTCCCTTTGAGCCAGTAGTGGCTCGTTTAACTCCAGATAAACAATCTTATCAATTCTTCTCTGACTTCCCACGGGATAAAGCTTTCCAGTGTGAGGGGGTTGGGGGAGCTTTTTTATTGATTAAAAAGAAGGTTATTGACGCCTTTACTCCGGAAGTGGTGGCAAAAATGGGGAAACCTTTTAATACTAAGTATCGGGCAGACGGAAGGGTGATTAGCGAAGACTTCTCTTTTTGCGAGAGAGTTAGGGAGTTGGGCTTTGAAATTTGGGTAGATCCCATTCCTGATATTGGACATGTTGGCTTTCATCTCTATGGCAAGCGTGATTTTGACGCTTTTAATCGGGTTCAGGAGCTAAAAGCAGAATATGGCGAGCAAGTTAAAGAAACTATTGAGGGGCGAAATTATGGAGCTCCTCGCCTAGACAATGGTGATTAGGAAAATTTTACGATTTATCAATAAACACCCGCAAT